ATTCCACGCACTTTCCTTACTCCATAAGACATTTATACAGCTATATTCTTTGTGATTACTTACTTTTATATGCGTATATAACTTATATAGTTCTATCTCTTTATTTATATTATTAGTAGCTGTAGCGGTTTCAATACCTGATATTAAACAGAGCCCGGCCACTAGTGCGATGCCGAGCGATTTAGCGCTACAGCGCCGCTCTGCATCAAAGCGTACCGAACGTGTCAAGGGCCTAAGCATGATTACTCTTTCATCGGCGTGTCAGTAATGAGCTCTACGCCCAATATGCCGCAACTTTGGCACTCCACGCATTTCAGGCCCGGCGGTAACAATTCGGTAAACTCAATCAGTACTTTACCCTTTGTTTTTTTCTTACAAGGCCGACAATCAAAGCTCACTAGATCCATAGACACTCCTTCTAAGATCTTTGATAGGGAATAGGTCAGCTTGTCCTACCCAGTGGCTACCATCTTGCTTATGATATTTACCCTTTCGAGCCATGATTATTGGTATCCAGCCACATAGGTAATAGACAGGCGAGCGCCCAACCACTAATACTCCTACGTCATTAATGCGATCTGTTTTGCCTATGATTAATGAGCCATCGGTGTATTTAGTCCACTTAACTTCGATCTGGGCGCCTATATCGGCTTCACGTTTGTAAGTGTTATTAGTAGGTACAAAGTTTTTAAGGCCAAAGTACTCAGCGACAGCGATTTCAGCGCCGACAGATTCGCTCATTTCGCTAACGTATTCATGGAAGTTTAAATTACGGACAGCTCTATTAGGGTGGTCTGCAACCGCATTAATGCTAGCTACGCGATCCAGACCGACCCTATGAGCTTGTACTTCCTGCGAATAATCCAGTATGACCTTGATTATTTGGTGCACTCAGAGCACCACCAATCCCAACTACCATCGCTATAAGTATGTTCGGTACCGCCTATATCTAATCGGTCCTTATCGCACCTATGGCACTTTCTAGCTGGGGTAGTGGTTATTGAGCCATCATCGTTTATCCGTGTAACTAGGCCACCTCTTACGATCTCTGCGTATCCCATTTATAGGTGATCTGCTAGCTCTGGCTTTGGTGTGTACCAAGATCCGGTAGCAGTTAGCTTCTGCCATATTGGTTCGCATTGATTTGTCTTTACTCGCTCGGTGCACATAAACCCGCGCCACTCTTTGCCAGTAGTTTTAGCCTTTCCAGTTTTTAAAACCATATGGCCGTGATTACAGATAGGAGATTCTTCTAACTCAGTACCGCCTAGCTTGTCCTCTATGAGCTCTAACGATGCTTTGAAAGAGTCCGGGGTACTTACTTCGGTAACGTTAAACTTTAAACGCTCTACCTTCTCCATATCTTGTTTAGTAGGCCGCTTATCTGATCCAAGTAAGAGCCCGGCACTTCGTCCGTAACTAGAGGTAAGACAGTTTTCTACCCAGAAATCCCGGTTTACGCCCTTATCACTTCTTACTTCAAAGGCAACATCAACCGCGGCTGGGTGTGCATCGTTAGCATCTCGATAGATTTCAGTAACCGCGTAACAGTAGCCTTTATCAAAATCTACGTGAAGATCTCTAACGTTGAAGCGACATAGGGGATAGTTATCGTGTATCCGCTTTATGCGAGTGGCGACATCTTCGTATCCTTCTAAGAAGTTACTCACCATAGACCGCCGCGGCGTAATTAAGCTGGTCGCTAAGGGGCCAAACAGTGCCATCGGCCCATCGAGAGTTTTCAGCTCTGCATGTTTCGCAGTAGGCTCGCTCGATTCCCTTTGATTTTGTAATGGTGCTAATAACAACAACGACGGCCTGCCGTCTAGCCTTTTCATGAAGCGAGCCGTCTTTCAATTTTCCCCAGCGGCCTTTGCAGTAGTCGCAGTAGCGTCCTACTTCTGCTCGGATTATTTGACCCATTTAGCGCACCGACTTCTTTAGATTCCGGCGCCATTTGATAGAAGCGGCTAAACCATCTTCTTTACCTTCTCGATAACCGAGTAAGTACGATACGGAGAATGTACCGAGCGTAATTAATATGAGTGCTAGCACTTGCATAACTGACATTTATGTAGCCCTTTCCATGTAACCTCATGGATAGGGGATAAATCAAAAAACTAAATAGCTTAGATATTCGCCGATAACTACTTTACATAATGTAGATAAGCGGATTATCAAAGTATCTTAGATTTTGAGATAGACCCCTTGCCCGAGTGTGATCCGGATCCCTACGATCCGCATTGAGAAAATGTTAAGGCTGACCACTGACAGGGTCAAGGCCGACACACCGGGCACCATAAAAGGGGTGTTTATGAAAAGCTCTGGTCGCATAAGAGCTACGTCCGAAGTAAATTTTAAATCCCGCATGAACGCCTATGTTTTCGGTGAGCATGATTCAGTAACTAATCCCGGTGATCTTCTACTAATAATGAGCCATAGCGAGCCCGGCGATAGGCAAGGGGCTAACGTTGATAAGTTCGAGATAACCGTAAACGGCGACCAGATCGCTTCGTTACTGGCTCAAGTTACTAGAGCGTACGATCTCTATATGCTAAATGAGGATTGGCTAAAGAGCCCAGCTTCTAGGGCGGCGATCGCTCCTACAGTTGATAAATTGATTGAAAGAGATTTAGTAGCTAGTGCGATTAGGAATAGGCCACAGACGCCAGCGCCCAGATTATCTAGAGAGCGTTAGTCTTATGTTTATCTTTAGGCTTTAAGCCATTACCGGCCAGTACTCCGCCCAAAGATCCAGTTAAAAATATAGCTAGAGTTTTCAATAGATCGATAAAGGCGGCATCGTTTGGCGCTTGAGCGCCTATAGGTTGAGTAACGAAAATTAGGGCATACACCACGCCAACACTTACGATAAAGAAGGTAAGAGCTAGGGTAGCGCCTATTAGAAGAATTAATCTAGCGTGAATATCTTGGGGATCTAGGCGATCTTTATTTTTCTTCTTTGATAACATCTCCGAGAATATCGGCCGTGCATGTACCGGTAACCTTACACTCGGGCGCCTTGCACTCTGGATTTTCCCAGTTGGCGTACTCCTGACATTCATAACGTATCCACCCTTGATAGCCACAGCTAGTTAGGGTTACTGATAAAAATAATAACCCTACTAGCCATTTCATTTAGTTATTTAGTTCGGCCAAACTCAGTAGCTGAAGTATCTAAATACTTCAACACTGGACCGATAAATCCAGATATGGCGGCATAACCCAAAGTCTTAGGGTCGGTAGTTCCCGCCATGTATAAAGCGCCAGCCGAAGCTAGCGAAGCCCTAAGCCATGATAAAAACACTTGCTTATAGTTCATGTTTTAGTCCTAACTTGATTATTAACGCAGAGGCCTTCTCTGGCGTTAAATCTATTTCCCAGTGCATTTCGTCCTTACGGTTTTTGTAATCTCCGCCCCATTTAAGGCCGTACTTCTTCGATAGAGCCTGTATTAAAACTGTTTGCATCGGTGTAAAAGTGCCTACTGCTCCGAGCGGGTGCTTAGTTGCGTTAAGGTCTATAGCTGTACCCGATGAATGATTACTCAGCTTGTCGGTAGCGCCCCTAACTTGTCTAAAACAGTAACCCCAATCATCTAGACCACCGCCTTCTATTGGCTCTATATGTTCGTTAAATTCAGCGGCAAAGGTAACTAACAGGGGAGCGATAACGTCGGCGCACCGTAATTTAATCTTTGTGCCTGGTACTAGGTAGCTCTTTATCCCGATCTCTTTAGGATCCTTTGAAGCTACCCAGCCGTTAGCAGAGAATAAGGTCAAGCTATTAGAGCCTTAGCTTCATCGGCAGTTAAGCCAAGCGCTTTTAATTTATTGATCGCGCTAGCTTTAGCCGCTTCTTTAGCCGCTTCCAGCGCATCTTCTTCAGCTTTACGCTCAGCGTGAGCTAAAGCGTCTGCTTCTCTTTGAGCAATTTCTTCGGCAGTTAATTCTACCTCTGTTTGCTCTCCAGTTTCGCAGTTTATTATTAGTTTAGTTGACATTATTTCTCCTTATGAGTTTGATATTCCGTATAAATAAGCGGTTGAATATTGGGCAAAATTGTTGCCATTGTAATTATTAATTCTGATTGAAGTAATGGCAGAGGTGCTACTCCATAAACCAGCCACTAAAGTATCTTGCCCATTAGTGCCATTGTTTTCTGAAGTATTATCCATTGATATAGATTTGTAATTAGATGAAGTGTAATTAGGAATATACCATTCAGCGTTAGAAAATGTGCTGGCGGTAGCATTAGCGGCTGGAAATGAGTTAATATAATTGGTGGTAGTTCCTGAACTCACATTACCATTAGCACCAAATATATCTCGGTAAGATTGATTAGCACCTGAGCCATTAAAATCTAATTGATAATTTTCGTGAGTATTTGAACCGCCATTGGCTCTTACTGATACCTTGAGCAATAAATCGGTGTAGGTTGATGGTATAGAGGTAAACTCTATGTAAGTAGTACCACCAGCACCAACAGTTGAACTCGCAATTAAAGTATATGTGTTTGCCATTATGCCGCCGTTATTCCGTAGAGTGTGAAAGTAAATCCAGCAGCAAAAGATTTACTGCTATCAGGATATAAATAAATAGTTGATATAGCAGAAGTTGAACGCCAAAGATTAACAAAAGCTGCCACTAGAGTAGGTCTGTTAATTCTTGCGATAAATGTTTTGTAAGTATCAGTGTTTGAGTAATTATTAAAATGGCATATAGACATTGAACGACCACTATCGTTTACGCCACCGATAATTCCGTTTGATGTGTTTGTGCCACGATTAGCGTTGGTAGTGCTACCATTTCCATAAAAATAAGTAAAACTATAATTACCGCCAGTATCGCTGTTTAATCTAACATTCATATCAACGTCATAACTGCCACCACTTGCGCCTATGCCTTCTGTTATTAATACTAAATCAGTATAAGTTTGTGGTATTGAACTAAATGTAACCGAAGATGCAGAACTACCTAAAGTAGTTGATGCTATCGGTTCATAAGTTGAGCCAGCAGCCATTATTACACCCCTTTGATTCCGTATAAACCGATTTTTGCATAATTGCCAAAATTGGTAGAACCACCACAATAAAAATTAACGGAAGTAATTGCAGAAGTGCTACGCCATAATCCCGACCATAATGCTAAAAAAGTATTATTGGTGTTATTTGTATCGCTTCCACTCAACACCCTAACTGTTTTATATTTATTTGTGTTTGCATAATCCAAAATATCAATCACACCAATCATAGGAATCGTGGTGGCGTGATTACCAACATACATATATGAAGTATTTACTCCGCTATCTGCCACTAAACTTGTTCCTGATGAATATAAATAATGAAAAGAATAATTAGACCCAGTATCACTATTCAAACGCATTAGAGTTGCTTGCGTTGCATTATTAGTTGTTGAAACTCTTAATTGCAGATGAGTATAAGTTGATGGTATTGAAGTAAAATCAATAGTAGACGCACCACCTGAACCAACAGTAACAGTCGCTATAGATTCGTAACTATTAGTGCTTGGAGTTACCCCAACGCTTAAAGTGCCAGCAATTATGTTAAGCAATTCCGCCTACCACTACCCAACTGTTAGCGGCTAGCTTGATGCAAACTGCCGTTTTATACTGAGCCAAAGTCGGAGAAGCCGGTACCGCGCCAGCGCTTACTACTGTAGTAGTACCCGGGGTTACCGCGCTTATTGTTACCGCACCTACGCCAATACTTAATACCGTGATCGCTGTTCCTACGGCAAAGTTATAGGTAGCATCGGTAGGTAATTTAAATGCTATAGCTGTAGCTTTGTTCATCTGGATTAATTGCTGGTACTCATCGCCACTAGCCGCCGTGTAATCGGCTGTCTTAGCGGTCTGTACTGTAAAGGCTGGTAGTCCATTCCACATAGCGGAAGTAACTACGTCGCCGGTAACGCCGGGCCATGTTGCCATTTTTTCTCCTTAGTAACTTAAAACGTTTTGATCTAAAACGCCGTAATCCACGTTGCCAATAATGAAGCCATCTATAACAGGTTCTAAAGTCGTAAACATGATTTTAAAACTATTAGGAGTAATTACGTTACTAACTCCGAATATCTGTAAAGTCTTTTCTAAAGTAGATCCGCCGGGTTGAGTAGTGATTACGGTAATCGGATCAAAGAAGTCCAGATCGAGCGCGGCTACTATCCCAGCATCGTAATTAGGCGTATAAAGATCTAGCTCTATGAAGTCGCATCTAACAGAGGTTTCAGCTCTAGAAGCGACGTAGGCACGTGCGTAGTCGAGTGCTACCTGCTCTGTCTGCATTAATAAACCATCTAAATAATAGGAGTGTAAGAAGTACTTTTCTATCGATGCTGGATTAGTTGCCACTTGAGCAGTTAATCCGGTAGCTGTAATAGTTGCCTTATTAAATACTAAAACATCGTTTAGGATCCACGATACATTCTGGTAATAGATTCCAGAGCCAGTATCTGAAAACACTGTAGGAGTAGCACCGATCGAACTTACGGTAACGGTGCGATCTTGAAATACGAAAGAGCCAGACGCATCAACATAAAAGGCGCCGTACTCACTTTGGGTTACAGTTTGTAAAGCGGCTAGAGAGGTACGCGTAGTACCCGGATCATCTTGCAAAGTAGTTAAACCTGCATCTACGTCGCGCATTGATTCGGGCCATGAGATCTCATCTAGGATTTGATTAAACCTAGTGCCGGATAAGTCGCCAGCGGTGCTACCTGCCACGTTAGAGATCTGGGCATTTTGAGCTAATCTGAAAGCATCGACAGCTTGAATAGTCGTATATGTAACAGCGTTTACATCTTCTTTAGGATAGGTAGTTACGTAGCTAGTAATAAAGCCAGCGAAGATAGGGTAGGTAATACCGTTATAGGTCGCGGTTATCTGCACCTTACGCATTGGATCTAATAATTCATAATAAGGACTAGCTGGATTCTGAGGATTAAAATCTCCGTTTTGATCCAAAATCCGTAGCGTTAAAGTACCGGTTTGAAATTCATCTACTAAGGCGCTTCTGCCGCGTTGCGTTTTAATGTAGTCCACTTGGTTAGATACATCGACTACAACCGCGGCATTATCAGCTAGTACGTTAGTGCCTAGTATGCCTTGATCTAATATCATAGCTTGAGCAAAGGCTGGACCAGTTGAAAAGTTAATTACGGCGTTTATTGTTGGGACGGCCATTATGTACCGCCTGATAACCCGCCGGCTGGGGTGGTGCCGCGGCCTTGCTTATTAATTTGTAATATCGTGCGCTGGATAGTGTCTGTTAGGTCTTGGTCAGTAAGTAAAGAGCCAGCCACGTTTACAGTTACTGTTCCATATGAATCTGAATACTCGCCACGTTGAACTGCTCCCATAAGGATGGGTGCTGACATTGGAATACCACCACCACCACCACCACCACCACCACCACCACCACCACCACCACCCGGCATATTACTTAAATTGTATCCACGCTCACCTGATCGATAATCTGCCCAATCCTTAAAGTAAAGAGCGGAGTTACCAGCTTGGATTAAAGCCTTAGCCGCTTCGAGTGCGGCATTTTCCACGGTGTACATAGCTAAATATTCATCGGCTCTAGCCGCGTTGCCGTCTAATATGGCTAACTTTTCAGCGATACGCGTGCGGGTTTCCTCATCGGTAGCGGCGTTTAATGCGGCTATTAATCCAATACGCTCTAAGTCGTATTTATCTTTAAGTTTTTCTAAATCGTTCTTAGCCTTGATTCTTGCGTTTTCTTCCGTACGTAATTTATTTAATGCTTGGATACGTTTTAACTCTGTAGCTTCTGCTAATTTTGTAGCTGATCCGGCTTGTCCGAAAGGTGTGCCACCTTGATTACCTAAGCCATAATCTTTGCTAGCTAACTCTAAAGCGCCAGAGGTTCCTACGAAGGCTAAGGTACCGGTTACTACTTTAGGATTCTTAGTTAATAAAGCGGCGAAGATTAGAGCGGCTTTAAATGATGGATTACTAGTTAATTGAGTAATCTTGCCAATAACTTTACCAAGTTCAGTTATAGCGGCCGCTGTATTAGTAGCCAGATTCTCCATAGCGTCGGCAAGGTTGGCTATACTTTTATCCTTACTTAATTCTGATAAAGCATCTACCAAACCTTCGCCTATAATTTCAGTAGCGTTAGCACTAGCTACTTTTAATAGGTCCATCTTGCCGGCATAAGTAGTTAAACGTGCGGCGGCTTGTCCAGCGAATAGTTTATTTAATTGTTTAAGTATTGCTTCCATATCGCCAGTTTTTAAAGCGGCTTCATCTAATCCTGGTACTAAGGTTTTAAGTGCCTTAGTCTGACCCGCAAAGCCTTTAGCGATCGCTCTGCTAACTTCTAAGACAGAAGCGCCAGTAGCCGCACTTACTTCCAGAGCTGTATTTAATCCATACTGACTTAACTCGACAGATCTAGTAACTGTTAATAATGATTGAAAGGCTGGACGTAATTCATCATCTAATACGCCCGATATTTTCTGTAGGTTTGCTATGTACATCTCTACCGCTGGAGCTGAAAACTCAT